ACTTTATAAGCATCATTCTGTGCAGCAATTACAGTATTTATAGCAAACCTTGGTTCTAGACCGTCAGGTGTATTTACTCTTTGATTTGCATATTGCGCCAGTGGATATAAATCAACCCAACTTATATTTGATGCTGTTACAAAGTCCCCTGCTCCATGTTTATCACTTGTAAGCATATCAAAAAAAATACAAACAGGACAGGTTGTCCAATATTTACCATTTTTTAAACTTCCATTAAAGGAACCATTAAACCTTAAACTGCCATCATTTCTTACAGTTGCATTATGTGGGATTTTTACTTTTATTCCTTTAACTAAATATGCTCTTGTCGGCAATGATGAGAAAGCTTCTGTTGAAAGTGATAAACCTACACAAGCTGTAAAAGGGTAACGACTTTTAAAACTTTGTCTTTCAATCATAGATGTCAAAATTACACGATTAGCTCTTGTATTTTCTAATGGTGTAGTTGAATCTATATCCTCAAAATCACTTTTTTTTACCTCATAGTCATTTTCCTTATCTGTAACCTTAATAATTTTGAAAAGAAAAGGTGCTTGACCATCCAATTGAATACGAGGTGTTTTAAATTGATATTCAGAAGTGCTTATACCAGTAAAAGATTTATCATAAACCTCGTTAAATCCAGTGCCTTTTGATTTAAGAAGCACTCTTATTCTAGTTTTTGCATTAAATAATTGACCTCTTGCAACACCTTCCATCGCTGTACAAAATAAAGCTGGAATTGTAAAAAGAAATTCTACAGATGTTGTATTATCATCAGTAATTTGTTTTAATGTTTTTCCACCACCATAATCTCTAGCAGTAACTTTGTTTTGAGCATTTTTTGTTTCACTATAATTAGAACCTATTTCTTCAGAAAAATTGGTTAAGTTAGATGCTCCACCTTTTTGATAATCTGAAAGTTGTGGTTGATTTTTTGTTCCTGTTCTTAATTCATATGTAAAATGCTCGTTAGAAACATTTGTAACATTACCTGTTTTAACAGGTGTTTCATCTAAAAATATACCCTCTTTTGCTCCAACAATACCTTCTATTTCACCTTCACAAAGAAGATCAATAACTTTAATTGTGGATGTAGAATTTAATGCCATTATTTATTTTTTAAGTTATAACCTGCTATTCGTATTTTAAATACAGCAGATTTAAAATCTACACCTGTATCAATGATTTCAACAAAAAGTTGATAAGAATTTTTGCCTTCAATATGTTGGTAAGGAAGTTTTGCTATATAGTTATATTTTTGTGATTTTAAAGTTAATCCTTGAATAGTTGCCTGATTGTTTAGTACTATATTATCAGATTCTGTTTCTCTAATAATTATTCTGTAAGTTATAAAACCATCAATTCTAGTACTATTTTTATTGCCAACAAAATCAACTAAGCCAGCAACTTGAAAAAGTATTTGAAAATCATCTGTATTATTTATATTATTATTTGTACCTTGGGCAGTTCCTCCTACAGCAAATAACTTTACTTCACCTTCTTTTTCTAAATCTACTGTAAAATCAGTTGTTGAAGAAGTATGAGTTCCATGTGCTGCACTTTTTGAGCCATTATATATTCTCGCTTCTAAACCGCCTGCAGTTGTGTATTTACCTGTTAATTCTTCACCATTAAGTCGTACAGAATCTAAACTAGGTGGTCTTATGTATTTCATAAGTGGATCAGATTCGTTTGCTATTTCAATATCTGTGCTTAAAATATGACCACCAATTAAAGCTTTTCCATAAACAACAGGAATTGTTTTACCAAGTCCTACAGTATTAGCTGCTCCTGTATAAGCATAACTTTGTGATCCGTCTGAACCTCTTGTTATACCACCTGCACCACCAGTAAAACCTGATAAAGGTGCATTAAAATCAAAAGAAGGCAGTTGTGGTTGAGGCGCAAGCATATCAGAAATACCTCCTAATAGCAATGCAAAACCAATTTTTGAGCCAATAGATGCTACAGCAGCAGCAGTTGTACCTGCGGTTACACCTGCACCAAATAATGCCCCACCAGCACCAGCACCAAAACCTCCAGTTGCAATTATTAATCCAACTCCAAAAATAGCTTTAGCAGCAGACTTACTTCCAGTAATAACAGGTGTTATAACTAAATCATTTTGTCCTAATGGTAAACCTAAATCTTTAAAGGCTAAAAACTCACCAGCTTGTACAACTGTAAAACTAATACCATCTTTATGGGCAGTAGCAAAATAATTTTTAAGATTAGGATAATTTATATAAAGCAGTTTTAAAGCTTCGCAAGGTGATTTTAAGTCATTATAGATATGAGTTTTACCATATCTATCACCTAATTCATCTAGCAGCAGAATTTTATGCTGCATATCGAAAACACCCTACAGTTCTCTTTCTATAATAATGGTTAAAGTACTCTGAACAACTTACAGATTCAAATTTTTGATGTAGTATCATATCGTCTTTTAATAAAACAGCACCGTGCATAGGTTCTTTAGTCCATATCTTCATAATTAAGACATCATTAGGTTTTCTTAAATCTAAACTTACTTCTTCAAAATTAAGCTTGCTAGATTCTTTTAAAAAAATACTTTCACAAGTATCAGGGTCATCTGGTCTTTTGTAGTCTGGTAAATTTATACCAAGTAAGGCATAGTAATCACGCACTATAGAGTAACAGTCAAAAACACCATACTGCCATTGTCTGCCAATTAAGGATTTATAATTTGCCATGTGTCCTCTGGTAAAAGATAAACGTACCAAGGAATCTTTGTAGCTGTACAAGATTTTTTATCTGTTACACTTGCATTACCTCCTTCTGGATGAGAGTGAACAATGTACTGTAATTTACCTTTTGATCTTGCCTTTAAAAAATCTTTAGGATGTATTGCAAAATTATATTCTGGTGTATCTGAAATATTATTGCAAGCATAATAAACATCATTAACCACAATTCCACAGGATTCTTTTGGTGCTTCTTGTATTGCGTGTTCTTTTGCAGCTTTTTTAAACATCATCACATCTGTAGTCTTGCATTTAAGAATCCGCCAAAAGGAACTTTAGTTTTTTTACCAGGAAATCGCACTAAACAACTAGAATATTTATGTCCACATTTATCTAAAGATAATTTATTAGACCCAAATATTTCATTATCATCAATATCAAAACATTTTGATCCTTTATAACCACACTGCGTACCTTTATATAGCCAAGGGCAATGCTCAACAATTTGTCGTTTAGGTAATCTAAGATTTTGCATATTAATTTTACCTGTAAGTTCAAAAACAACTGATTCAGGCGTTTCTGCGGCAACTCTGTCTATATACCAAATATCATCAACTTGAGCTATCGCAGTAGGATCTGCTGTTGCATTTGTACCACTAGAAAAATTTACAGCATCTAGAAATTTTTTATGTGTTTGTATTCTTTTAAGTTCTGCGTTTAAAGGGTTATACAACAGCATTAAATTTGTTATAGCATTATCAGCATTTGCAACAGTAAAAGTAGGTCTTGGAAGTGTACCTTTTGTAACTTTGTCAAAACCTTTTACTTGCACAGGTGCTGCTTCATAAGTAATGCTATTAAAAACAATATTACTTTTTAACTCATTAGTTCCAGCGTGATAGTAAAAAGTTTGATCTACACCATTAACATCAAGAGTTAATTTCAGTTCAAATAAAGTAATAAGTGCAGATGGTTCTAGTTTTTGTATTTCTTCACTAATTTTTGAAGATGACGGTGCAATTTGTGAACTTGTCATGCTTCTGCAACCTCCTCAAAAACAGCTGTTATTGTAGCCCTATCTGCAAATGGATTAGTTTTGCTCCAATCTTTACATATAAATTTACTACTACTCGATTCATTTGGTGGTGTAAATGAAAAACTTTCTACTCCAGCACGTGCATCTAGAAAAGTTTCAATCTCGTCAGATTCTGTTTCAGTAATATTTGTAAAAGTAAGATTAAATACTTTTAAATTTTGATTTATACCAAATGTTGATCTTTGTGAATATCCTGATCCAAATTCTGCAATACGCACTTTTGGTTTTGATATTTTTCTAACATTAAAATCAGGAGCTACTGTTGTTGGAAAAGTTGCCATTAACTTAATAAACCTCCAGACATTTGTTGATTAACAATTTCGGCTTGAACTGCTGCTGCTATTGCTTCCCCTAATTTATTAGCATTATTATCATCACCTTGTACAGCAGAACCAGAAGCATCTACATTTACAACAACATTTGTAGAACCGCTACCTACAGCCTCAACACCAAGATTACCAGAAGATGTACGTTTTAGTGGCATAATAGCTTCTGGTGAACCAGCCTCACCCATCAGACCTAATTTACCAGCCCCACCATATTTAAAATAGGTTGGCTCTGTAACAATTCCACCTTTTGCAAATTTCATCAAACCATCTTTATTAAAAATATTACCTTTAGCAGAAGTTGAGGCAGGTGTAGGTAATATATTAAATGCACCTAACAAAGGTGTTATCAATGCTTGTCTAACATAAATTCTTGTAATATCAGCAATTATTGATCTTGCAAAATCTTTAAAATTTAATTTGCCATTCATAACAAAGTTAACAAGAGCATCTTCCATTTTTTTAAATGCATTTACTGTTGCATCTTGTATTTGTTTATTAACATCACTAATGCTATCTAAATAAGATTGCATACCAGTTTTTATATTTTCTAACATTGTTGTTGATTTTTCAGTTAATGTTTCAGTATTCTCAATTGTTTTTTTATCTATATCATTTTGCTCTGTTTTGAGTTGATTTAATTTTTCTTGAGCCACTGTCAATTTATTAAGTGCTTGTGCTTTTAAATTTCTATTTCTTGGACTATCATCTAAACCACTTACTCTATCCACGTTTTCTTGTGCTATTCTTAATGCTGTTTCAGCTTTTGCTATTGCATTATCGAGTCCAATACCCATAAATTTTTTAAATGCAGTTATTGCTCCGTTAATTATTCCTATTATTTCTCCAAATACTTTTTGAAATTCAGCACCTATAGGTCTTAAAATATCACCTGCATTATCTTTAAGATTACTTAATTCTGTTTGAACTCTATCACCTGCTGCCTCTGTACTTTGTGCAAGAATTTTTGCATTTTCACCATACTCACTAAATAACTTCTCACTAAATTTAAGAAAATCGTTTAATGTTACTTTTCCTTGTTCAAGTGCTTTATCTAATTCTGCTGGAGTTTTATTCATCGATTCAGCAAATAATGTAAAAGCACCTGGTAAACGCTCACCAAGTTGTTGTCTAAGTTCTTCTGCTGATACCTTACCTTTTGAAAACACCTGTGATGTTGCTCGCATTGCAGACTTCATATCCTCAAGCGATCCACCAGTACCTCTTATACCAGAAGCAATTGCTAAAAATGAGTCTTGTGCATCATCCACTGACAGTCCAGCACCTTTTACAGAGGCAGTAAGTGATGTAAATTGTCTGACTATAACATCTTGAGGTATTGCTAACTCTTTAGATGTTTTTGCTAAAAATTCTTGTGCTTTATTATATTTATCTGTATCTTTAATAACTAATTTTAAAGCTTTTCTTTGTTTTTCTAAAGCAGCATCATATTTTGCAATTTCAGCAACAGCACCAGTAACTTGACCTACTTGCGCTCCAACTACACCACCTGTAATAGCACCTGGTACGCCACCAATAATACCTCCAATAGCTGCACCAGCAGCACCTTCAGCACCACCATAAATACCAGCAGCACCTATAGCACCAGCAGTTTTTGCAACTGCACCTATTCTTCCTGTACCCATGCCTTTATTTGCAGTTGCTTGCATTTTTCTTAATTGAGCATCAAGTCTTGCTGCTTCTGCTGTTGCTTCTTTAAAACGATTGCTATTAAATTGAACATTTGCAGCTAAAGTTCTATAAGAATTTGCTAATGCTCTTGTATTGTTAATACTTTTTACATTAGTACGTTCAAAATTTTTTAAATTATTTACTAATTTCTTTGTATTTGTACCAGCATCTACTGTACCTTTGCTAAGACCTCTCAAACTGTTTGTTAATCCACGCAGTTTTTCTGTGCCTTGTACTCCAACTAATACATCTAACTTAGTTTCTTTTCTTGCCATTATTTTTTATCCTTCTGCATAATTTTCAATGCTTCGTATTCCATTACTTGTATTCCTTCAAACATAGCAACAGAATCTTTAACTGTATATATTTTACACAAGTATTCCAAAGATTTATAGTTTATGCCAGTTAATCCAGCCATACTGACATACCATTGCGTTGATAGCTTCCAAAACATATTAACAATCTCTCTATTTTCTTCCCAAACAATACAATCAGTAGTTCTTTTGTTTTTTGTCTCGGCTGCGATTTGTTCTTCTGTAGCACCAAATGCTTTTAATGCTTCTACTGTTTCATCTATAACATCACCTTGTACCCAATACCTCGCAGCCTGTTTTAGTTTTTTTCAGTAGCTCCTTGCATACTTTCGCCATATGCCTTAATAATCCCTAAAACAATAAATTGATTATCAAGAATAGCCTCAAAATTATCCTCATTAAATTCAAGGTCGCTACCAGTATCATCTTTTATACCAGACCAACCAACTAAAACAGTTCTAACAAAGTTTTCATCACCAGCATCTATGAGATCAGCAAATGCTTTACGACCAACATTTTTAAATTTAGCTGTAAATGTTTCTTTTTTAAACTTGCCTTTGTCGGGTGATTGAACAGTTACATCCCATTCATATTCAGTAACTTTTTTAAATACTAATCCCATAAATTAAGTCATTACTATACTTAGCTCATTATTACCTGCTGTTGTAGGTAATGCCAAGTAAGGTAAACTCAAGCTATTGACCCCACCAGTGTCTCCTCTTGTAACTCCTGTTATATCACACTGAGGAACATTAACAGTAACAATGTTACCAGCACTAGCACCAAGAACAATAGAAGTATTACCTGTCGCAGTTGCAACAGCTTTAGCAAAATAATCTGTTGTAGCTCTTACAGGCTCTTCTATTACAGCAGTACCACCAGGCGCACGATTAGTAATCAATACTTCTTGACTTGATGCTGTCTCTTTATATAACACTTCATTATTAAGAGCTAGATCAAATGATTCTATCCTTTGTGATGTAGCACCATGAAATGTTGCAGTAGTAATGTTTGTGTCATTTACTTCTAATGCTGCCGATTGATTAGCAACTGTAAATGTGCCAGACATTGCTGTGCTATCAGGATCATTATATATGCCAGTAAATTCAAAATTTATCATGGCAAACTGACCTGCTGTCATTGAAATAGTAGCAGTTCCTCTACACCCTGTTATAACGTGCCTTGTAGCACCATAGAAACAAAGTATTGTACAACTAGAAAACGATGCACTGACAGGAGCATAAGTAACTGATGTAGAACTTACAACTGTTTCAGAAAGACCACAACTTTTTAATAAAGGTGACAAGGCACTTGCAGTACCTGCTGCGCCTGATCCTGACAATTCTGCACCGAAAGATACAGCAACTCTTTTATTAGCAAGCAAAGTACCTCTTGTACTGTTTCCTAAAAAGCCTTGGAAAGCAGAAGCTTGTACATTATCAGCTTCTATTGGTGTTACTTCTATATCAGTAACTTGTATAGCGTTAGAACCAGCTACAGGAGACGAATTGCTCCCATATGATGATTCAATCTTCGCTAGTAGTTTTGTCGTTCTTGTTAGAGCCATTGTCAGAGGAGGAATCGGTTTCTGGTACTAGTGTAGTCTTTCCTGTTTCTGGATCGAACATATAAGTTCCACCTTCGCCAGGATTAGGCACTTCTGTATTTAGTTTAGCCATGAAATCATGCAGCAGTTAAATCAGATCTACTTGTACGATAACGCACAATAAAATCTTGACTAATTATACCAAGAGGTACATCAGCTTCAACCAAACTAAAATCAGTACGATCTGGCGTTAAATCCAAAGCATACGAATTTACTGTTTGATCTGCCATTAATCTTAGATGAACTTGCTGCGTATATGTATCAGAATCGTCATCTGGTACGGCAGCCCTAACAATTGTTGATATTCTTACTCTCATCGACCAATCTAATTTATCAAAAAAGTTAGTATCTGTTGGATTATCATCTATAGGTTCTATTATTATTGCTGGTGCTTCACCTCTAGCTATAGGCTCTACTCTAGATCTATAAACAGTAGCGTTTGTTATAGCATCAAGATTAGTTTTCATCCTTGCTAATATTAGTTCTCGTCTTGTATCTGCCATTATACTTTGCTCAATAATAGTGTAGTAAAACTGCCATCATCTATAAGCAAGTTTTCTCTAACAGTATAATTTGTAGAATCAACAGATATTGATGTACCACGAGAAGCAGATGTAACATCAGTAGTTTTTGATGTTAATAAATATTCAACAGATGTAGCAAGACCACCACCAATCACATCTGTAGGTTTATCTAAAATACCTTTAAAAGCAGTTCCACTACCAATCTGACAACTTACACCAAAGTCGTTTAGATATACGTTCAAGGTGTCAGCATCCTCAGTTAGTGCCATTTACTTTTTTTTTGCTGTTGTTTTTTTAGGCTTTGCTACTTCTACAGGAGCTTCTATTACTTTGCCCATAGAACTTAACAATGCAAAATCACGTTCACTGATGTCGTATGTTTCTCCAGCTTCTAGTGCAGATCCACTAGCACATACGTTTTCTAAACACTTTACTTTCATAAAAAAAAAGGGGGTGTAATACCCCCTATAGTAAACCAA